ACTCGATATATCTGTGGTCAACCTTTAATGGTTAACTCAGATAGAGTAGCGGTTACCAAAGATGGATTCGCTGTCTGTCTAATTCCTTTTAAAGAGTTAGTAGATAGCAAGCAACCTCAGGCGTTGAGATTTACCTTGACGTGTTTAGGGGTGAGCAGGGCTTTTACCTTCCCTGGTATCATTAAATTCGACAGTATAACTGCTGAATTTAGTGGTACTCGGAAAGTAATCGATGCGAATTTTGTAAAATTATTCGTAGACGATTACTGTGGAAATTTCAATCCACTCGGTGAAAGACCTAGTCCATTCAAATCCTTCTTATCTATGAAGGCTGGTCCAATAGTTGGTCCAGCCATTCTGAGCGCTCACATAAGTGCAAACCGGTTTACCGGGATGAACTTATGGGGGTTAGCCCAGATTGGTGGGGACAAATTTATGGATTGGGTTAAGGAGCTTAAGTTCTCTATGAAAATAGATGAACAGAAGTTGGCTTCCACTTTTGCAAAAGGGTGGAAATCCACTGACCCTCGAATTGGGAATCGAAAATTCTTACGAATTGACGATCCCGAAGCGAAGGTTAGAGTAGTGGGATGTTACGATTACATCTCTCAACTAGCCTTAACACCTTACTCTGAGTGGGCATTCGATCGGTTACGAGAAATCAAAACCGACCGAACGTTTACTCAGTGTCCGGTTATCCTAGATAAGGAAGATTCGGAAAGCTATCATTCATTGGATCTTAGCGCAGCCACTGATCGGTTTCCGATCGACCTGCAAGTTCAGTTTTTGACTGAAGTAGCAGGACCAGCTTTTGCTGGGGCTTGGAAGAACTTAATGGTTGCTGAGCCGTTCATTGCTCAATATTGGGCAGGAAAACGGTCCAGAAAACTCGTTAGAGAATTAATTCACTATCGGGTTGGTCAGCCAATGGGTGCAAGATCATCCTGGGCCACGTTCACATTGTGCCATCACATGGTGGTTCAATATGCTGCGTACCAGAATGGATTGTA